TGAATTAAATGTCCAAGCTCTTGCTTTAAAATCATATATGTAAGCATCTCCACTATTTATTTCAGTATTAGAATCTAATATTCCATTTCCGTATTGACCAGAATGGTTAGTTCCACTACAATCTTTCATTACTATTAATTGTTTTTTTCTTTTTTCATAAGCAAGTATACTATACCCTACAAGACCTGAACTATATATATGCTCACTCCAAGATGGTGGAAACGTAGAATATTCACTAGATATGTCTTGACTTGTTTCTACTAATTTATTATCTATCAAGTTTGTAATAGACCTACCATCATATATGTAACAACCATTTTCATTAACCCAACATAATCCATAATCAGTTCTAACAACTGCTGATGGATGCTGTACTCCGTTATGTTTTACATTTTCTTCAAGAAACCAGTTAGTATCAGACGGAGAAGATATGTTTATAACTTGTACTGATTTTTGTTTAAATGCAAGTAATCTATCAGCAAACTCTTCTAATTTAACATAGTTTTCAGCATCTCCTTTTACAACATCTATATAATTATATGATGGAAATGTATCAAACTTGTTAGGCATACTATACATTATTCTATCACCATATACAGTAGCTTCGTTTGTAATAGGATTTACTATTCTTACATTAGCTACAAAAGCTCTTCTATTTGTAACAACTGCAGTTTTCCAACCTTCATTTATACCACCCATAGATATAGAGTCTAACGTAGATGGAAATCCATTTATTGACTCGTATGTATCTAAATTAGGAAATAAAGAATATGCTATTTGACTAACTAATTGAGTTTCTCCACTACCAACAGTATTATCTAACGGCAACCACCCTGTATTACTAACTTGTACATAATCAGCATTTAAAGACGTTCTTACTCCTCTTCTTAAATCTATATCTACAAGTAAAGTCCATGTGTCTGAGTTAGAGTTTTGTTTTCTATAATATATTCTACCACCGCTTATTCTTTCATCAAAACTTTTTGTAACTCTTACTTGAAATTTTTGTTCATAGTTATCTGTTGCAGTAAATGTATTACTAGATGACGGAACATATAGTAATGATTCCTGATTGTCATCGTATATAAAACTAGATGCTACTTCATAAACATCACCAATCCATATTGATTCACTATTAGAAGCTTGAGTAACAGATAAATTAAAACCATCTCCTGCTGTTGGATAATCACTAGCACTACTTACTCCTGAAGTTGTGTCTATTGCCATTACTGTTGGAGCTAATAAATCATTATTATTTTCATACCATCCATGATATACACTTTCTAAATTTTGAGAATTAGAAGTTGCATTTTCAAAATGTACTTTTTCTACATATCCAAAATGTTTTATTCTAGATGAGTTATTAAAATTTCCATCACAAGCTCTTATAGCTCCATCAACAAAGTAATAACTTATTTTAGATTGTTCATTAGCGGTCAAATTACCAGACCTTAAATTTATACTAGAACTATACCAACCACCTGCTCCTACTGATTGTTGCCATATATCTACTTGTCCATTAGTAGCGTCTGCTAAAGCAACTAAATTTTCACCTATATTAAATCTTGTAAAAGTAGCATTTGTATTAGATTCTACATTAAAATTTTTATTTACTTTTAAAAAATTATTACTTGCTCCAGACTCTATAACTCTGTAAAAACCATTATTTTTATTTGTATTTGTTATAGATATAATACTTCCTGTTGGAAATTTTGTATTTATATTGCTATCAGTAGTTCTTACTTCATTATTGTCAAGACTTAGTTCTCCTGTATTTCTAAAATCTGTAGCTCCACTAGTATCATTATAAACATAATTAGTGTTATCTAAACCAAAGTCAGATTCAAATACTGCTAAACCATAACCTGGCTCTACTGTAGCAGTTCTATCATTTATAGTAGAATTGTAATCAGCTTCTACACCTCTAAGTTTTAAAGAACCTTGAGTGTTAACAGAAAAATTTGTAAGAAACTGTGACTCATTAGGAGCTAAATCTCTAGGGTTTTTTAAGTTATTAACACCACCAGAAAAATCATTTATAATATATGTTTGTTTAGGCATTAACCTCGCAACTCCACATGTACTAAATCGTCAAAGCCATTGTCTTTTGTTTCGCCATCACTATCCCAGTCGCCGCCCCAACGAACATTAACATTTAATTGTTTTGCAATACCTCTAATCATACCACCCATATAATGAAACCTATCTCTGTCTTCCCAGTCAATAGGATAGGGAGCTAAATCTACAGCTTTGCCTTCTAAATGTTTGCTATATTTTGTTTTACTAGCACCACTTGCAACTAACTCTATCTGTCTTTCTTTAGTCCGTAATCCCTCTATAATCGTAACATCCATTATCTTAACAAGCTCATTTAGAACATTAACAAGTTCTGGTTTAACTCCCTTAAGTCTTGCTTTTGACCTTTTACCAAATCGGTACATTACTTCTTCACCAATCCTTCAATTACATCAGTAACTAGGTCTACACATTTTTCAAAAAATATCTGTTCTTTTTCTTCAGATACAAAAGGTATATCAATCTTTTTATTTATTTTAGATGCAAGTTTTTCTTTAAAATCTTCAGATTGCATATGTTCAACCATACCGTCTGCATATTTTTCTACAATTTGGTCTTTAGCTTTATCTATAATACCTGCTAATATTGCTTTACTCATTTTACTTTTTCCTTATATTTGTTATTTTATATCCTAAATAAATTATTGTCATTACTGCTACTACGCATTGAAGAAATAAACTTACCTCGGATAAAGATAAACCATAATTAAACAAACTTGCTGTCGATACTTTTAAACTATCCATAGTTTATTTATTCTTTCATTTCTTTTTCTTTTTAACAATCTTTTTAATTTTACCATTATGGGTTCTAGCAAACTTATGTGTTTTAGTCTCTCTAATTAATGTACCTGAGTAACGTTTACCACCCCACATCCAACTTACTTTTTTAGCCATTTATTTACACTTCCACCTTCTTCTAGCTTGTCTTATTCTAGAATTAGGATTTTTTCTTGTTTTAGCAGAACTTCTTTTTAATTGACCAAGAGAACGAGCACAATATGACTTACGTCTTTTTGCCGCTTTACTTCCCTTTTTTACTTTACCTGTAACTGCTGTTTTAAGTTTTGAGCCAGGATTTGCTTTTCTGTAAGCTTTAACACCTTTACGAGTCATTCCAGCTCCAGATTTAGTTTTTCTGTAGTTACCACCTTTACCAGTAGTTCTTCTTATAGGTTTTTGTTTTTTTCTAGCCATAATTATTCCTAATGTTTTCCGTTTATTCTAGATAAACTTCCTTTTATTTCCGATACTTGATTGTCCAAATCATTAATTTCCTTCGTAAGTGAATCAAACTTCCTGTCAAGTTTGTCGTCACTTTTATTCCAACGGTTAATAAGCTTAATAACCATACTTTCCATGTTTTCAAGTGTTTCACTTTGACCTCTATTTTCTGTTTTTAAATCTTGTAAAGAGTTTGCTTGTTCATTACCTCGTTTATTCATAGAATACACCATAAATACAAACATAGCCCCTACAACGCCTATCATTCCCGCTTCTGAATAAACTGCTAAAAAATCCACTACTCTTCCTCATATTCTGGTTTACAAATTTCACAATACCATCCATCTGAAGCCGTTATAGGCTTATCACATTCAAAACAATGATTTGGTATAGGCATTATCGTACTCTTCGCATTTCTTTATTGATAAAATAATGTGTTTCAAAATCATCTAGCTCTATATTAATATCTTCTACCCACCAATCTTTTGGTAGGATTACTTTCTTCTTTTCTTTTTCTTTCCCCAACTTAATGGATTCAGATTTAATTCTTCTTCGTACCACTTTAATTGTTCCTGCATTTTAGTTATTTTAACTTCTTCTTCTTCTATATGTTTTTCTACAAGTTCGGCAATGTCGCCATTAGCAAGTTCCATTCTTCGTTCAAGTTCTCCAATGCGATTTTCAATACGTATGTAGCCCATAACAATGATGCCAACTCCCACGATAATTTGCCCAAGCCACTTAAGGTTAAGACTAATCCGCATATTATCGTCAAGTTTAGTGACTCCATATGACCTGTACGTTTTTTCATCGCTCATATTTCATAACCTGCAACAGACCATCCCCCATCACATCCACCAAGAAATATTAATCCTCCAAGTACTAAAAATAAAAAAATTATTATTTTTATATAATCTGTAAAATCTTCATTCATGGTTTAAAATACTTATAAAAATCTTCAGGGTTTTCTGTATCTACTACAACAAAGATTGGACTAACAATACTATTTCCTGTACCTGAGCCACCAATAATGGCATATGCATATAAACCATTTTGGTAAGGACTCTTGATTGTATCATTGTCAAATAAATGTAAAAAACTTGTGTCACTAAATACTGGTACAAACTCACCCTCTATTATTTCATCTGTTTCTATTCTTCTGTTTTCATTATAATCAACTAACGTTCCTACACTACTAGTTCTATGTGACTGGCTTGGAAACTTACCCATGCCATAAACCTCTACTTGTTGATTATACCACATAGTAGATGCTTTTGTAATCTTTTCTAAATTTGCT